GTCGTCGTTGTTATTGTACTAGTTGATGTTGAAGTAGTTGTTATTGTTGTCGACGTGCTGGTTGACGTTGACGTCGATGTTGAAGTAGAAGTGCTGCTGGTCGTAAACTGCACATACTTCCATTCAGACCCGTCATACCGCTTCCATTGTTTCTTCGTGGTATTGAAATATTCATCACCTTCAACCGGATTGGAAGGATCTGACGTTCCTGTTTTTAACTTCCCCTGAAAATTTCCGTAGGTGGTCATGCTGTTTCCAATTATTACCTGTTCCAATTATTATACTTTTCTCAATGTGTTGCAAGCCCCGATACCAAGGGCAAGCAAACTTTATCCGCTGTACGCGGCTCCGTCTCCTTTGGAACCCCAAACACCTCTCCAGTCGGAAAACCCGACCGAATACCGCATCCGGGATTTGAAAAGAAGTGCTCCGGTATCAAACGCGCTGTCTTCCTTAAACTGATTACGGATTCTCCAGAACCAGTTAATTTTGTGCTGGCTTTTATCCAGCAGGAACCAGACGGTGTTGTTGGTCGTAATGTACTCCCAAGCCACCACCTGGAATTTATTCCGGTAGAAGTTCAGGTCATTATCAGCCGTTCCCGGCCGAGCAGACGAACCTACCAGAATTTCAGCGGTTTTCTCCAGATCAACCGGAACCACGATCATGTCCGGCATTACCTGAATTATCAAACCCCGGTCATCGAGCTGCTGCCGTGCAGCAATCCGAGCCGTTTCCAGATTTGACTCAGTCAGCGTAATACCGGTTGAACTGGCATTGGACTGAGCCGTACCGGCATCGGAACGGGGATGAGTCGTGGAAACAAGTTCCTGAGCATCACCGCCCAAAACCGTAGACGTGAAGGCATTATTAAAAACACCGGCGGCCGACGTTTCCTGGGTTCTCCTTGCAGAGCGTCCCAGCTGTGCAGCCTTCCTTTTAATCACGTTGTACTGATCATCTTCCCACAGAACTTCGGCTACCTTAAAACCGAGCGCATACTCGTCATGGACATACGTTATATCGTACATCTGGATCGGGTCGTCATAATCGAGCGACGCGTTTTCCGTCTTGATCGTATGCAGCTTAAAACCGGTGAAACCAGTATCGGTCTCATCCTGTTTACCGGAGGTAAGCATGTTGAAAATCCGGGGATAAACCAATGCCTCTTCCTGGAACGCATCGTCATAGACTTCTCTAAGTCCGGGTTCCAGAAGGTCTCTTGCTTGTGATCTTGTTAACATAGTATTCAGCTGACTTTATGTTTCAGGTTCAAAACTGTCTCCCTGCCAGGAAACAATCCGATACAGGCCTTTCGATGCATCAGCATCACCGTCCGGATCAAGTTTCCAAACCTGGAACTGACCGACGGTGGCGCTGGTTTCCGATTCATCAATCTGATCTTCATCCGCTAACTTAATAAACAATTTCAAATCCGCCGCTACGTGATCCCCGTCCGAATCATTATACCAGAGGGCATAAGGATCGGGACAGACAACTGCCCGGATTTTCTTATCCGTGACATTGTCGGATGTCGCAACATACGTATTTGAGGAACTCGTCCAGGTACCGTCATATTCATCGGCTTTGGCGCTGTCCAGGTCAATGCCCTTATTCGTCACAATGCCGACCACTACACCGTAAATACGGGTAGAACTGGTACCCACGATCACATATCCGCCGGACATGCTGATTGCATCACCGATGGTAATGGTCTGGGAATTAGCGATAATCAGATTCTCCAGAACCGGATTCTCCGCACCGTTAATTTGGCCTCGATATTCAAAACCTGCCATAAAATCTTTCTGTAGCACCTCCCTTTGCGGAAATAGCTTAGCTGACGCGCCCCTCTTCCTTCAGCTTTTCAAGTTTTCGCTTCAGGTATTTCTCCGGGGCAATTCCCAGATTTTTCGCCATCTGTTCCTCCGCCTGCGTCAACCGCACCTGATCTTCGCGGATCGACGCTCCGGACAACGAACCGATGGCCGCCTGGTTATTCTGCTCCTGGGCCAAAGCACTCTGCTGGTCCTCAACCTGTTTACCGACACCGGTGAGCCGGTACGCCCGGTCCAAATCGCGCCGGAGACTGGCCAATGGCCGCTCCTGAACAATCTGGGAAATAGTCTTTTTTCCGCTGGGATCAAACATATCGGCAAATTCAGAAGAAACCTTCTGCAATGCCTCCTGCTTTTCCTTCGTCGGAAGTTTGTCTATTCCGGTCTTGGCGTAAAACTCATCGAATATCTGGTCCTGCAAAGCGCGCCGGGTATCGTCAACCAAAGGCTGACTCTGAGTTGACGGCTGCTGATTGCCAGACGGGGCAGCCTGACCATTGGAGGACTGATTTGCCGGTTGCCCTTTCGCCATGTACCAGTTTTCAACTGCCTTGACGCGTTCCGGATCAGCGTAGATGAGTTCCGTAAGTTCCTGCAGGGTTTCCCGCGCCTTAGCGGCATCGGTCTGCAGCTTCATTGCCTCATCAACCTTGTTACGGGCTTCAGCGACCTCGTTTGATTGCTCTCCCAACTTCTTTTCCAGATCCACGTAAATTTTCGCCAGCTCTTCCGCTGATTTTCCTTTCAGTTTATCGGGAACCTGGAAAGACTGTGAATGTTCGTCACCTGCTTTTCCCGCTTGTCCAGCTTCGGTGCCTGCTGGGGCCGGACCGGCATTAACCGGATTTGGTTTATCACCTAGCATAAATTCTCCTTTCGGGAGGGGGTCGCGCCACCGATTACCCCTTAAACACTACAAGTTTAGAAACAATTTCCCCAAATGTCAATTTTACCGGCGTTTACCGACCCGTTTAGCCTTGCCGCCTTTCTTCTTGACTTCCACTACCTTATTACCCTTAAAAGCCAGACGGACCATTTTCCCGCCTTTAATCCTCTTCCAGCGGTAACGCACGTTTTTACCCAACGGCATGTTTCTCACCTCCCTATCATCCGGCGCATCTGCTTTTTCCTCATCATCATTTTTTCCTTACTTCCCTTCGCCGCCTTTTTCCCCTTTTTCGTATACGGAAACTTTTTGCCCCCGACTTTCGGCATGCCCATCACCTCATTTCTTAGGTTTTTCCGACCGTTTGTCCAGTACCGTCCCGGCATGGCTTAAAAGATAATCCAATAAAAGCAGCATGGACACCCGGCCGGAATGGAAATTCTGTTTCTGGGCCACTTCCACCAGTTCGTCAACCGATTTCCTTTCCTTGGACAGGTAATAAATGGTTTCCTTGGCCCGAACGGCCAGTATGTCAAAAATTTCCAGCAGATCCGCCCCGGCCTGCTCGGACAGTTCCTTAAGAAACTGGATCTGGTCGTCGGTTAGGAATTTGAGGACTTCCTCGCCTTCCACGGACTTCTGGGCAGCATCAATCCGGCGCATATTTAAAAGCCGCGGGCCACGTCAGCCCCGCCCTGCATCCGGTTAGGCATAACGGCCCGCATTTCATTACCCATATTGCCCTGTCCGGAAGTAATACCGGTCTCCCCACCGGCAGGCGGACGCATACCGCCACCCCCGCCGCCCGGAGTCACCCGGCCCATCTGCTGTTCGTGCATACCGAGACGCGCCTGCTGCACCATCATTTCGCCCATAATGTGAACCAAAAGCTGAATGGCCGGGGACTGCCGGGTCACCTGGGAAATTACCGCCGTCACGTCCCCGCCGCCCTGGACGGCCTGGGAAAACTGCTGGGCCGCCTGCATATCGGTCTGGGTAAACTCGACTTTCGGCGATTTCAGGTAGGCAATATGGATTTCGGTATGGATGGGGGAAGATCCCGGCGTCCCCAACGGCGGAATCGCCTCGCCGCGGGAAACCATCTCGTTTTCCTGGCTGGCCAGCTGGACCAGTTTCTGGTTTCTGCCCTGAAGCGGGTCCTGCGGCTCCTGATCCTCCAGATGGAAGTCCTCCGGATCAAGGTCGTTAGCCTCAAGAACCGCATCGCCCAGCTTGACGATGTCATAACCGACGTTCTGGGCGGCCACCGGAGCCAGCCGGTCAAACATTTCGGTAATTTTGGCCTGCATCAGGGGTTTGGATACGGGCATGGTCGATCCGGCCTCGAACCGGATGTCGAATCCACCGCGGGCGGCCGGAATGAAGGTATCGGGCGTGGCCTCAAAGAAAGAAATCCCCTTCACCGGCTTCTCCTGGACGCTGCCGGTTTCGTCCAGAAACAGCATTTTGTCCTGCAGCCGGAGCTGGCGGTAGGACCGGCGGTAAAACTGACCCTGGTCGATTACCAGTTTGTTCTCCAGGCTCAGCCGTTCGATCTGGGACCGATATTTGTCGCTGTTTTCCGGCCCGATAATGCGTTCCAGCCTCGGCTGGGAGTAAAACTGGATGATGTTGGCCACCCGCAGCCGTCCGACGTCAACCAGAAACCCCTTTTCCAGGAACCGCAGCTTCATTTTCACCCGTTTCAGGGTGGATTCCTTGAGAATTGCCGCCTCGGTAGCCGTTGAGGGCGTGGGCAGGCCCTGGTTACGGTCCTCAACACCGGTAACCTTGACGGCATCGGCCTGTAAATGGTCCTGCAGCATCTCCACCGACCGGGGAACGTCCCCGTATTCGGCAAACCGGATCGAAGTCGGGTCTTCCACCGGCACCATTCCGTGCGGCCGGGCAATCAGATCCCGCTCGTCCAGGGTTTCGTTCCGGGAAACGAAGGCCATCTTGTCAATATCCAGGTGCGCCCGATCCATCAACTGGCGGCGGTAGGTATTCAGCTCCTCCTGGATCGAGTCCAGCAGTTCCGACTCGCCCTTACCGTAAAAATTGTGAGTGCGGCGGACGTCAACGGCCCGGGCAAACGGTAGCTGTTTATGGTTATAGGGGTTAGGTCCCATCCGGATAACGACGTCGTTGGCCACCACGATCAGGGCGTCTTCAGGTTTCCTGCCCCAGTACCAGAGAACTTCCACCTGCCGCCCCTGATCAATTCCCTGCGGGGGCCGGTAGTATTCCCAGTAATCGGTGTCGCCCGCCCCTGGCTTGACCAGTTTGGCATTGCCCAGCTGGTCCCAGGCGCCGCCGACGAAAAACGTCCGGAAATCGTCAATATCGAGAATATAACGCCGGAAACAGTCCTTGGCCCGGTAGGGGCCGCGGTTAACGTCGCGGGCGTCCGGATCAATGAAGAAATCGTTATTTCTGACCGACTCCAGGTAAACGTCGTCATAATCCACCTCGTCGGAATTCTCGTAGGTTAACTTACGTTCCTTACCGTTTTTCTCCCAGCCGCTGGGGCGGCGGATGATGCGGCGGTCCTTGAAGTAATACTCCTGGGCAATCCCGGTGCCTTCGGTCAGGGCATCCTTAATTACGTCATAAAGCTCCATGTCGGAATCGGCCACTTCCCAGGAATAATCGAAAATGTGCCGCATCACCGTAGCCTTGGGTTTGTCGTCGGAGGAACGGGGCAGAATTATCGGCCGGGGGTTCTGGTCAATCATCTCGGCAATCAGTTGCTCAATGATCGAAGTGGTTAGGGGAATGAAATAGTTGGACTGCCAGTCGTCCGGGTCGCGCTCAGCCCTAAGCGCCTCCCAGTTTCTACGCCAGCGGTCAATGTTGGCAACAATTTTACTTCTCTCCGGGTCGTCACGGATTTCCCCGTAGCGGCGGTAAACAAATTTGAGGACATCCGCCTCCACCCCTTTAGGTTCGTATTCCTGCCGGATTTTGGGTACTTTGGTGGCAGGGTTGGTGACTTCGCCCTTTTTGGCCATATCAATATAAATAACGGTTGCGACCGGAGGAACTGTAATCGCGACTCGCCGTCCGGGGAGCGGAAACAATGTCCTTTAAATAACTCAAGGCGTCCACAATGTCGTCGTGTTTACCCCGCGGGAACCGCGTCAGTTCATCCTCTAAATAGCCATTATACACCAGTTCCTTATTGTGTAAAACGACGCCGTTGGCATAAAGCGGCTGGAGGCCCCGGACCCGTTCGTCCTTGGTCCGCATTTCCGGTTTGACCTCCACCACCGGCAGGTACTTCCGGCGTTTCCGGCCCTCCTCGTTTAGGGCGTACTGGAGCACTTTCTGGAATGCCACATTCTCAATGGCGACTTCAATCGGGTGCCAGCGTTCAAAGGTCACGTACAACTGTTCAATCAGCTGGACGGGAGTCACCCGGTCCCGGAAAATATCCAGAATGTACCAGTTATGGAAATGGTCCACTCCGACGGTAACAATAGCGGTATAATCGGCCTCCTTCTCCAGGGAAATGGCCGGGTCAACGGCGGTGAATTTGTTTAAGGGGCGGCCTTTCAGTTCCGTTTCGTCGTAATAGTGAAACCAGGTCCGTTTAAAAACCGCGTCCTCATCCGGCACGGGGTCGTTAAGATACTGGCAGTTTGAACTGGCATAACCATCGGCAATATAATTCCCGGTTTCGGTTTCCAAAGCATAAACCATTTCCGTCCCGACCGTTTCAATAGAAACAATTTCATCCTTGGCCCTAACAAATCTGGACCCCTTTTGAAACAGCCTTTCCACCAACTGTCCTTTTTTAGCCAAGTCGGTATTCCACAAAAGCCGTAACTGAAAATCAAAATTGTTCTTAATCCAGAACTGGTACCGTTTATTTTCATAAACTGAATACTCAATCCCCAACTCATTCAAAACCTCTTTTATCTTCTGACAAACTTCAGGATTTTTGACGTTACTTTGGGTAATGGTCACACACCCGCCGCTTTTAAAAGAACCCTCCCCGTCAATAATTCCTGCCAGATATGACCATAATTTCTGTTCACGGACGTTTAACCGGTCCGTTTCCGGCGGATAAACAAAAGAGAGTTTCCGGCCCACCACAGCCGTATTATAAGCCTGATGGGTCTTATCGGGTTTTCTGGTATACCAGCGGTGATCTCCGGTGCAGCGTACACTTCTGCCTGACTTGAAATTAATTTTATACACGGTATCAGAAGGTCTGACCATAACTTTTTTAACCCTGGAAGGCGTCAGTTTTTTCCTCCGTCCGGGTTCCATGGTAAAACCCGTAACCATATCCCCTTCCTTTACCCCATCAATATTTTTTTCGCTCCAGTCAGCCATAAGAATTCTGGTGGCGGCAGGCGTACAGGCAAACTCGTAAGGTCCCTTGTCCCGGTAGAGTTTTTCCAGCACCTGGCGGGTGAATTTTTCCGGCCAGAGCGCCCGGAAATTGCCGGGGTCGCGCAGGTTCCCGGTATAGGCGGGCCGCAGAAACACGTCAAAGGAGGAAACCACATCGTTGTCCTTATCCATAATCCAACCGTAAAGGTCTTCGTCGTGCCAGCGGGTCCCCAGAACCACCAGTTCCCCGCCGGGTTCCAGAAGGTCAAAAACGTCTTTCAAAAAAAGGATGGTCTTTTCGATCTGTTCCCGGGTGTTGACACTGTCGCGGTTGACAATATCGTCCAGAATTATCTTGTCGTAGTGCTGGGAAACCAGGTTGCCCCCCATCCCGAACCCGGTCACGGTGGCCTCCTTCTTGCCGTGGGCCTCCCTAGCCGCCTCCAGGGTTATAGTGTCACTGGTCCAGTTGACCGGGTTTTCCGCCAAAGGGCCGAAACGTTCAATCAGGCGGCGGTTGAACTTAAGGTGGCGCTGGATCTGGCCGACGAAGGTAGTGGCCATCCGATAGGTGGCGTTGGCAATCAGTATCCGGACCGAAGGGTCTTGGTATATCCATCTGAGGGTATTGCCGACCGTCACCAGGGAACTCTTGAGATGGCCCCGCGGCACCAGAACCAATTTGTAGCGGCGGGGGTTATGGTCAATAAAACGGCACATTTCCCGGTGGAAAGGGGCCAGTTTAACATTTTTCCCCCCGGACTCGACACCAAGGGCGAACCGGTTGAACTTGAAAAGGTCACCCAGCAGCACTTTTTTTACCAGGGCGTCGGAAACGGCAGTCTCCTCCTCAATTTTTTTTATCAGCTGGTCGCGGGTTAAATCCTCGTTCATGGCAAATAGACGCCGGAGGGCGGGTTTTTTTCCAAGCGGGAAATCTCGTCATCCAGCCGGTTGACACTGGTCCGACAGGCCTGTTCATCGTAAATGGCAAGTCCTGACGGAGCGAAGGCGCCCATATGGACCGCCTGCCAACGGTCCCGAAGAATTAATTTAATCCCCCGCTCCGTCACCTCCGACTTTACACTGTAACCGGGCGGCAGGTCAAGAAAGGAAAGTTCGTAGCGGACAATCACGTCCACCGCCCGGAAATAGTCGGTCCGGCGGCGGGCCGTTTTAACCTTATTACTGAGCCACTCAATCCGTTCCGACTTTAACCGGAAACTCTCGCGCCGGTCCTCCGCCATTGCCGCTTTGGTGGCGGCAATCCCCTTTTTTTCATCCATCTGGCCGATTTCATCCAGAGTATCAAACGCCTTAACGACTTCCTTCCGGCGGTTAGTGTTCTTGGGGTCGGTTTCGGAAAGGAGCACCGTTCTGTGACGTTTCTCCTCTTGCATGGAGGGCGGTGCATCGGGTATCATAGGGCCATTGTAACACAGGTTATGCCGACTATTGACTTAGACCGGAAACAGTATTACGATTTACTGATGTTCCTGACTTACTGCCAGAGATACCATCCCCATTATTCCCGGACGGCCGGTGAACTGTACTACTCCTTAAGTGCTCTCCAACCCTCCCTCTTCCCTTTTGCCACGGGCCAGACTGTGCGAGACGAGACAGACGGTAATACCAAACAAATACTATCAAACAAATAACTGGGGCTTAATAGTTGATCGGGTGGCATTCCCTTAAACGGGATGTTGAAAACAAAGTTACCCCCAGGTCCGGATGCCTAAGAAGCCTAATATTTACCTTGGCTGGAAACAGGCAAATAAATCAAGAAACTCCGGAACGCAAACTCGGAGGGACCGTTACCCTAACCGCCATAGAATAAATTTTTTTTAGCTTCGAGGGCTAATGGGCCACCTGTAGTTAACCCACGGGCCACCTATGCTCAACTCAACTCCGGTAATACCCTATAACACGTTTTTGAAAAAATATCAGCCGTAGTTAGGAGAGAGTTAGTCTTGTTTTTTTATTTTTAAAAGGGGGTGTGTGGGGGTGATATAACGATAGTTATCTATATTATGAGTCATCTGATAGTATTTTATCAGTTTCTAGTTGTTTACGTTTACGTAGTTGTAACAGTTCATGTTCACTCATGGTAGTAAGTTCTGTGTGTAGATTATAAGTTGTTATCTGCTTCTTGTCAGTCAATACACCGTGTAACTTGAGTATTGTCTTGTTAGCTTCAATTACATCACTTCCGGTATATCCTTTCATGGGTGTTTCTTGGGCAATTTGTGCCAGTTTACCCGTAAAGTTTTCTATCCTCATTTCTGGTTTTTGCAGTATTCTTTCCAATTCTTCCTTTATCAACGGCTTGTTTAAATTCTGACTGGCTATGTTACGCGCCACTACGGGTATTTTAGTATCGTATACCCTTAGTGCGGCTTCCTGTCCGTTTCCCTTAGTCTTGACGTATTCCTGCACAAACTTCCGTTGTTTCAGACTTAATTTTCCCGGTGTCCGTTTGTAGGCTGGCATATTATGTTAGCATATTATGTTAGCATATATCGGATTATAACATACCCGGTCAATTTTATTATGGGTTATAGAATATACTTGATTAACCTTGACAACTATAATAGACTATGATATTATACCTATATATTAATCTGTATGGTAAAGAATTTACACGGGAGGTGAGTACATGAGAAAAGTTATTAAACCCATTGAACATGAAACACCCGAAACTGTCACGCCGGTTATTGTCAAAGTAGCCCGGAACGGAGGAACCGCTTGGGATTACGTTTTGAACGGTAAACGGACAATTACGGATGCTTTGGAGGCCGCCGGTATTGTATTGAGCAGTGATGACCGGGTAAGAGTAAACGGGCAAGCCATCGGACCGGAAGGTTATAGCTCCGAACTGGACAACGGCGATATTGTGACCGTAGCCGGGAATGTTGAGGGCGGATCAAAGTAATTGCTAGTCTGTACTCCGAGCTTGTGCCGGATAAATAACACAAGCTCAGGAATAGGGTAACAATTATGTACCATATCATGTCACCTAAACAATTCAGGCTCCGGGCCTTAAAAATAAAGGCTATTAAAAAGCACGGCGGAATATACCGGGGCTATAAATACTGTCGGAATTGTGGCCGGGTTTACAAACCGGATTACCGTTATAATTTTGTAATAAATAACACGGATCACCAATGTTATACGGTTGATTAAATCTATGACACTACAAACTATCACAACTAACGGGGTAACGCTTCATCAGGGTGACTTAGTGGAAATGTTACCGGAAGCTAATACCCATTATCAGGTGACTCGCTCCGGCTGGCGGGGCTTTATTGTGGAAGTTGATAGTGACGAGGATAAAATTGTTGTGAGGGAAAACGTAAACCTTAACGATAGTTTTCCGGTCAATGCTAATTATGTCAAACTTGTCTATTGCGGCCATACCGGGACCGAATACCCGAACTGTGAAGACCAAGAAACCTACCGGACAATATACCTTACTGACAAGTCAAAGTTTATCAAACAACCGGCCATCACTAATTACGGTATACCCGTAACTATTATAGGCGTTATATACGCTAACTGGCCTAAACAAATTAGCGGCTTTCAGGTAATTGACAATGCAACCTCACGGCTGACTGAAATACCTGCCCAATATATAACACTGACTGACAATCTAACCTTAACTCCGGCTGACTGTGTGGCCTATTTTGTCCGGACAATGAAGAATATCACCCGGAATGACCGCCGCCGGGTAACTGATGAAATGCGCCGCTATTGGCAATGTATACAACAAAGCCGGGAACGCATACGGCAATATACTGACCGGCACCGGAAACTAAAAACTGACTTACAGGCTATAAAAAGTAAACCGGTCAAAAACCTGCAAACTGAAATTGAACTTATAAAACGGCATAAGCTGGTAACTGACTGTTACTTCAATACTGACGGCGGAATAACCGTACTGACTGATATGTTATATCAGCGGTTAGAAGCTACGAATAAGTTTACTAAAGTTAAACTAGGCCGTTATATTATAAATTACACTATCCCCGGCAATATCTGGGCGTATGGCCGTGATTACCGTTATGGCAGAAACGATCACCCACATATAAATAGTTACGGGTATATCTGTTATGGCCGGTTAGCTAACGGCGTAAAGGCCGCACTTGCCCGGTATGATTACTACATTGTCACAGATACTACAATTGACCTTTTTAACACCTTGCCGCAAGCTCACGGTGGGCCATTTATTAAATATGATGAATGGTTAGAAAACCGACAAAAGCTGACCGGCATTAAATTACCGGTTAAAATGTATGAATAACACCGACTATACCGAAAGCAACAAACCCGTAGCTATAAGTCCGTATACGCTGGTAATACCGGAAGATAAATACCGGATACTGATAGCTTATGCACGGGGTATACAGGCCGAAATATCCGGGTTTGCTGACGTAACTTTAGATAAAACCGCTAAGACTTTGACTATAGGGGATATATACCTATTGTCTCAGACTGTTACCGGAGCGCATACGGACTTGTCAGAAAAAACCGTATCAAAGTTTACAGTGGAACAGATCAAAGCCGGTAAAACTCAGTTACCCCGGCTCTGGTGGCATAGTCATTATAACTTCGGAGTGTTCTTTTCCGGCACTGACAAAAATACATATACTGAAACTTTGAATAACGGTACGTGGTCTGTATCGCTGGTTATTAATCAGGCCGGGGATACATACGCCGTACTGACCGTATACGAACCGTTTATAGCGGTTTACGAGTTACCGGTAAAACTGCCCGGACTGACTATAGAAGTACCCGATTCTATCAAATCCGAAATAGCAAACAAAGTTAAAAAAACTATATACGAACTACCGACCTACAAGCCGCCGAAAGGCCGGGCCAAATGGTCAGATTACAATTTTGACTCAAAAGCCGGGATATATGTGGGCTCTAAGTATTACGCTAAAACCCGGTCATTACCGAAGAAAACCGACAAGGCCCGGAAGCTGGTCAATAAGTTGGGGTTACTCAGGCAGTGGTCGTATGACTATAAAACTTATGTATACCCGGACCCAGTAAAGGATATTGTTTATATTGATACTTACTTTGCATTGTCGGAACTGACCGCCGACAAACTTTTTTATGATTAACCCGGATTACTACTTACGGCAATTGGACCTGATAAACCCGGACCGGCTGACTAAACCGGTACTAATTATCGGAGCCGGTAACATCGGATCATGGGCGGCTCTGGCCTTGGGTAAAATGGGTTGCTCAAACATTACCCTGATGGACGCCGACACTATAGAGCTTCACAATTGCAGTACTCAGGTATACGGAAGCCGTGACGTGGGACAGTCTAAAGTAAAGGCGGTCCGGTCTTACCTTGCCCGGATGATAGAACACAAGCCCCGTATCATCCCTGCCGCATGGACCGCCGACACTGACTTACTGCCTTACCGCTATATTATTAGTGCCGTTGACAGTATCACGGTGCGAACTGACTTATTCAATGCGCTGGTAGCCGCCGGTCATACCGGGGTATTCATTGACGGGCGCATGGGCGGTAATATTCTGTCAATTTATACGGTCAATCTGAACCAGACCGCCGATATTGAGAATTACCGCCGAACCCTCTTTTCGGCTTCTAACGCTTTACGGCTTCCCTGTAGCGCACAAGGCACAATATACAATTGTTTCATTATGGCCGGGTATATTGCCGATGCACTGGCGCAAACTGTCAACGGGCGGCCCGTACCTAGCGAGATCGAAATAGACTTATTTAATTTTACCAATTACACAACGTACCCGGCGGGACCGGGGGGCTATTCGGATAGGGGTAGTCCCCCGGTAGCTTTCCCGGTCCTACCTGGTACTTGAACGCCTGTACTATCCTACAGGTAAACAAAACTATCCTATCCGATAAGTGTACGGTAGGATAGTTTTGTTTTATCCCCTATCCATCCTATCCCTGGTTATATCAGCTTATAATACGCCATAGATCCGTAGTAAATTTTTACATGGGGGGGTGATACATATAAAATTATCATACGTAAAAATCAATACCACAACTTACAAATTATTCTATGAAACCTATAATAGATATGGGGAATTTTACCTCACAATTACCTCAGTCCGGGAAGGCGCGGCGGTGGGGGAAGTTCATCTGGTAAGGAAGGACGCGGAATACGGCCCGGATCTTCTGCAAGGACTTCAGGAGGAACTGGACCCGGTTGAGGAGATCGACTGGGACCAGATCGACATCAACCGCGGTAAGGAAGGTATTAACTAATTAAGGAGAGTAACCGGAAAGGAGGTGACGGTTATGCGGAAATACCGGGTATGGAAAACTGAGGAAGCGGAGGAAGAAGAACGGAAGGACTGGCAATGGTTCAAAAGTTACGATAAGAAACGCTTGCGAAAGGAACTGGCTGCTATCCGCCGTCAGTTGATGGTTGATAATTGTGTTAAAGTATGATATAATATCATAGAAAGGAAAATCTGTATGGAGATTACTCAAAAAATCAGGATTCATGATCTGGATGAAAACACGGATTATGAATATGAACCGCAGGAACCCATTTCCACCGAAGATATTTGTGACCAGTGCGGCGGCAACATTATCAAGTATTTTACCGCCAACGGTCCGGATGATTATGATACCGTCTGGGAATGTTTGGGCTGTGGAGAAACCTGGAGCAGTTGATATGAAAATCAAGGAAGTTACCCTCAGCAAGGAATTTAAGATCGGGCTGCCTAATTACAGCAACCAGACTGTCGGCATGTATGTTACCTGGGAAATCGGGGAGGAGGAGGAATTCGATTTTCCCCACGGCTGGGATACCATTAACCAGCAGTTGTCCATTCAGGCTGACAATCTGGACCCGTCCTGGATTACCCGGAGGGAAACCAAGGACAAGTATAAGGCTACTGTTCATATACCCAAACAGAACGGAAAGGAGATTTATGAAACACAGAAATAATCAGAGGGTACTGAATGAGGGAGAATATGAAGTGCTGAAAAGATTAATCAGTATGGGTTTTTCTACGCCAAAAATACATGCTTTAACCGGACGCAGCACGTCTACCTTGTCATTTATCGGACGTAGTTCCTCATTCGCAGAGTATAAATCGCTCCGGGACAGTTATCTGAAAGACCTGCAAACAAGAAAAACCAACGGTAAGGGAATAAAGTATACTATTACATCAGCAGGTGAGGATACGGAATACCGGAACCGGTTTGAACAGAAAATTTTGAACCGGCTGGACACCATCATTAAAATTATCAAAGACGGGAGGTGAATAAATCATGGGAAAACTGGCTGATCGCGCAAAGGAGATTTCCCCATTTCTGATTCTGAACGACGGCGAGTCGGTAGTCGCCAAATATCTCGGCTGGAAAGAAATGGTCAGTCCATTTGATCCGAAACAGACCCTGTTCCAATATGAGCTGGAAGTTGACGGCAACCAGAAATTCTGGAAAAGCGGCAACAAAAAAATCGCCCTGTTTTTTGACACTTTAAAAAAGGGCGATTACGTTAAACTGACCCGTAACGGACTGGACCGGGATACCCGGTACACAGTAGAGGAATCAATTGACGAAACCGGGGAATTGACCAAAGCGGAAGTTGAGGATATGGAAAAGGAAATGGCCGGATAACCGGCTCCTTGTACCCCGGATGAAGTCTTAAAACGGCTCCATCCGGTGTATAAGGAGTAAATATGACCAGACAAAGACTGTATACGCCGAAAGACCTGCTGGAGGAAATGGGGGAGAGCGGTTTACCCTGTTCCCGAATGTGGCTGCGGACCGTGGAACGCAAAGGGCTTTTAGTCAGTCCCCGCCTTCCCAACAGCCGCCGGGACCGGGTCTATACTTTAGACCAGATCCACGAAATAGTCCACGCGTTTTCCGTCAACGGCAAAGGCCGCTGGCCCTGATATGAATATTCTCGTTACCGGAGGCAAGGGTTTCATCGGTTCCCACCTAGTTACTCAGTTGAAACAGCAACGGCATACAGTTTCCGTATTTGACAAGGTGTATGACGATGATGTTCGGGAACAGATTACCCTGCCGGAACGGATTAAAGCGGCCGACGTGGTATTTCATCTGGCCGCCTTGGTTAATGTCCAGGAATCACTGGCTCAACCGGCGGAATACTACCGGACCAACGTATCCGGAACTATCAATGTTTTAGACTGGTGCATCCAGTACCGCAGGAAACTGGTTTATACTTCCACCGCTGCCGTAGTTGAACCGGCCAGTTCCCCGTATGCCCACTCCAAGGCCGTTGCCGAGGAGATTCTCCGCACCTGCCGGAGATACCTGCCGGTAGTTATTCTCCGGCTTTACAATGTTTTCGGACCGGGTACCAACCCGGTTGCCGGATCGGTAATGTACCGGTTCCTGACCGAACAGCAGCTGACCGTCTACGGTTCCGGGGAACAGACGCGGGATTTTATTCACGTAACGGATGTAGTGAATACCTTAACCGATACCCTGCGGCCGGACTGGAACGGGGAAGTTGTCGATGTCGGTATGGGATTCGGCACTTCCATCAAGGATCTAGCAGGTCTGTTTCAGGATATGACCAAAAAAAGTATTGTCTGGCAACCTAAACGTCAGGAAATCCAGCACTCTGTAGCTAACATTACTAAACTCCGGGAACTTTATCCGGCGGCTTTAAACCATGACCTGGGAGACCGGATTTACGAATACGTTAAGGGAAACCAACCATGAAATTTAATCTGCCGCTTCCTCCGACTACCAACCATGCCTATGGCATCAGTTATGGCAGGATCTATAAAACCTATGACTGCAGGACTTGGGAAAAACTTGCTTTTTATGAGATGCAGAAGGAAGTTTTAGCAGCCACCGAGCTGCCTTTTACCGGTAACATCCGAGTAAAAATAAATCTTTACCTGACACGGAACCGGGATATTGACGGCTCTTTAAAACTGCTGTTGGATCTGTTACAGCTGCGCCGGGTAATAAATAACGACAACCAGATTACAGTACTGGAGGTAACTAAAGAAAAGACTAAAAAGAACGCTTACGTAATAATGGAGGTGAATCAAATCAATTATGAGAAATGAATTTACCGGTTTTCTGATCGGGTTAGTGTTGGGAATTGCAGTTGGTTATATTATATTTATCCGTTAATATGAAAGGAGAAAAATATGGAACTGGCTAAATTCATAGCCTTAATATTAGGATTTTCCTGGGGATATACCGGGTGGGGACACAGCGGAATTGAGGAGAGGTTAATTCAGCATTACCGGTTTACGGAACCGGCACCGGTAGTAACAAACTACATCAAACCGACCCGGACTCCGGAACCGACCGCTGCTATTCGGATAATGGAAGCTCCGGAAGTTACCGCAGCCCCAACCGTTTCCGTAACTGCAGCGCCGGTTCTGTCCGGCGGGGAAACTCTGGAAGTATTCGTAACTTATTTCGGCTGGCCTGATAATGACCCGGCAGGCACCGCAATTGCCTATCCGGTAATACACAGCGGGGCCGGAGGCGTGGGAACGTTCAATGATCCGGTGACTTTTGCCGCCAAGCGGGGTCGTTGGCCTGCGGGAACGAAAATGTACGTTCCCTACATCAGAAAGTACATTGTATTAGAGGACATGTGCGCCAGCTGCAACGATGCCCAGGTAGACATTTGGATGAACAGTGATTCCCGGCATGAAAATGCTGTAATAGAATGTGAGGAATACTGGACTAGGGAATCGGAAAAAGTAGAAATTGACCCGCCTGCAAACCGGGAAGTCAATTCTGTACCCTTATTTAATCCAGATACCGATGAATGTTTACGGTAACTATGGATGACTGGTACGATGTACTATTCAGGCCGTCTGCCCGGTTTATTGCCGGGTACGTCTGCGGTACATGGCTGACATTTGCGACCATATTCTTTTACGAGATATGGAAGTGGTGATATGTCATTACTTAACCCGTATTTTATGGTTGGACTATTACTCGGAGTAGTTATCGTATTGGTTTTAACCTGTAAGAAATGAAAGAATACCAGCCGATTAACCCGTTAGCCCGTTGTAACTCCTGCGTCAATGAACGCATAGAAGGCGTGGTATATGCCTGTGCAGAAGGTCAGGTAATGTGGACGATTACGGACTGTCCGGCTTATCAGGAGAGGTGGGGGCATAAGGTGGTCAGGGTAGTACTTAATTTTGTGGAGGGGGAGGAAAATGAAGAACTATAGCAGATGCCGGGAGTGTTTCAGGAAGTTTATTCAAAGTAAAACCGGAGGTTGTATGCGCTGCCTGAAACGTAAAAATGAGATTGATGCTGCTATCGGAAGGCTAAGGAAACTTTATGGTTAATTGTCTGTGGTGTGGAAAGAAACTGAAGGAAAATCCATACCGCCGGAAATACTGTGACCGGGAATGCAAGTACAAGGCCTACAATATGAAAGACAATTCTTTTGAATTACGGTTATCCAAAAAAATAAGAAAATTTGAGAAACACCTGCGGGAAATTTACGGTTCGGATTGATTAAGCTGATTAAGTACCATAATCGCATCTTCCACATCAGCAAATGCCATCATTTTTCTTTCGGCCGTATTAAACAGTACCGTAGCTCCCGGAGGCTGGCCCCGGCCTAACTGTTTACTCCGGGCGTACTGATCACTCAGCTTATAGGTACCGGTTCTTAAAAATATCACGTCATGCTGATTGCTGTCAGCTCCCTTCCAGCTATGGGCAGCTTCCGCAACGTGGGAATGTCCCATGGCTCCCACATCAAACTTTCCCTGAAACTCATAGGCTCTCCGGGTAGCGTGGTTGGGATTGAAATTGGAGTTAAACAGTGATTGGCCGTGGTGGAGATACAGTTCATACGGAACTCCGTTGACATACAGGTGGACAAAACCCCCGTTTCTTAAAAGCGGTGACTTCATGCTGTTATACCAGAAGGACTCAAAGTGAAGGCCGGATGTATCCCAAGTCCAGAAGTCATGGTTGCCGGTAACACGGGCTACGATCTTATCCAGGCTATCCAGTTTCTCCATGTACCATTTGATATAGTTGGCCTGTTCTTCCGGATTCAGAAGCCCCTTATACAGTCCGGTCTTAAACTTCGGGGTTACGAAATTGTCCCGTTCATCACCGATAATCGCTTCATACATTCCCGGCGTTTCAAGGACTTTGGTCTGATGTTGGTCCCACAACTGGTAGTCAACGTCATCACTGCCGATATGCCAGTCACCGGTGAAGTAAATTCCGATCCAGGGAAGCCCGGTATCAATGTGAACAGTAGCTTCGTCCTGGGAAACCTCAATGGCTTCACGGTTGCGCTGCTGTTCAAGCATCTGTTCCAAAAACGAATTGCCCGGAGGAACCTGTATTTTCTTGTCATCGTGGGTAATAAAAGCCGACACGGTGACAGCTTTTGTATCACCGTGTCCGTTAATGATAAGTTCCTTATTCATCCAATGGCCGTCTTATGGTCGTTATATCCACCCAGCAATCCCAGCCGAAACTTTCTCCCCAGTCTTCGTGGTTTTCCCGAATCATCGCCACCGTTTCCAGATCATCCGTTTCCCCTAAGTACCCGTGGTCATCACAGTACAGGTAATAAATCAGGTGTGCGGGTTCGTGTTCCATTAAAACCTCGTCAATCCGGCAGTTAGGGTTTTGCTGTCTTCAACTTTTCCTATGTCATGAAGCCATTTGTCGGCAAACCGTAATGCCATTATCAAAAACGGAATCCATTCCGGCTTCATAATGGGTACAATTACGTCAATCAGATAGGCAACTATACCAATCGCCAGCCACCGGGCCGGTTCCTTCAGGTATTCCCAAAGTTTCTTCCAGTCCATATTCTCACCCCCTTACGGAAAATTAGGTATGCTTATTCCAAAAGCTCCCAATATCCAGAGTGCTACCATCACCATAACGACCATAATTATCAATTCCTTCCATTGTCCGGCCAGTGCCAGCCTGACTCCGTAAATGACGGCAGCCGCTACCAGAAGCATAAGCAGTAAAGTCATCAGACTCATACGATCACCTCCCTTAAAAAGGTAACTTACCGATAAGTTCAACTAACGCCCGTTTCCATCCGGAGTACACAGGTATCAGAATCTGCTTTTTAAGCTCCTCAATGGCCGTAGAAAGGCTGGAAATCTCCTCACCCTGGTCTTCTATCGTTCCTTCCTGATCGGTGAACCTTTCCTGCAGGGCTTCGTGTTCGGCAATCAGCTCCGTATGGGCAAATGATACCTGAGTCAGCTTGCCTTCCAGCTCCGCTATCTTGGTGTTGGCTTCCTGAATCTGCTTGTCCTTCTGGACTACCGCATCTTCAAAACCGATCAGCTTATCCAGCTCAGCCAGCATTACCTCCATGTTGTTTTGGACTCCCAGCTTGTTGGCTATGGTTATCCGGTCGTTCCAGTGTGAATCCCGGTCTATCCGGCATTTATCAAGTTCAGACTGAACGGGTAAGGTAGCCTGTTTGGGCCGGAGCCAACCTAAACAATTGACGTAGGTATGGTTCTGAATGTGGCAGGGTGAACCGGTCGGGTAGTTCTGGTCAAAACTCCGGAAGGAATTAGTATCACCCTCCACAAACACGGCTACATGGCCGTAGGTTGAATTGCCCCAGAGAACAATATCGCCTTCTAAAGGAACTCCGGTCGGGGTATTGGGAATGCGCTCAAAGTACAGCGGATCAACCAGTGTGGAGTACTTCTCGTACATATCCTTGGCTCCCACTACCGGTTTGATGGAGGAATTGGGAAAGTTCAGGACTTCCACCATGTACTGACGGGCTAAGTCCACGCACTGAGGGCCGAATTGTTGGTCAAAGTCAATAAACTTCCCATTCCACCTGATAATGAATTGTTCTAAAGTCATGTATTGCCTCCATACATTGTATGCTGTATACTTCTAATATGGTTTATATCTGTGAAGTCTGTAAAAATTCGTATCAAGCTCCTCCTAGTCAACACGCCCGTTTTTGTAGCCGGACCTGTTATGATTTGTCCCGTGAGGGTAAATTCATTTGCCGAAACTGTAATAGTGAGTTTCGGGATTTCAAATGCCGGAAAAGAAAGTTTTGTTCGGATAAATGTCAGCGCATTTTTACTAAAGGCAAGCAGCATCCCCGTTGGAAAGGTGGTAAAACAGAGGATCATAAGGGACACATACTGACATATTGTCCTGACCATCCTAAAGCACATCATAATAAAGTTCCTGAACACCGGTTGGTTATGGAAAAGAAACTTGGACGATATCTTAAATCTTCTGAAATTGTCCACCATATTAACGGAATCGGAATTGATAATAGGTTGGAAAACCTTGTCGTAGTTACTAGAACCGAACATGCGATAATTCATAGACCCCGTCTTGGAACATAAGTCAATGAATTTTCCGTTATAAGTTTCAATGAATTTCTGGAACGTCATGGCTTACCTCCCGCTTCAACAACCGTGAACTGATCGGTATTGTGGATTAAAGTAATGCTCCTGATCGGATTAACGTCATATTTATAAACGGTCTGAATGTAGTAGTTACCGGGAGGAAGTTCCTGCGGAATCGGGACTACGATATTGACCACATGGCAGCCGGTCTGCCGTTGGGTAGTTGATTCCGGTGTCGTGTAAATAATGTCATTGATGAAAGACCGGGAAATGGTAGCTGACATATCCCTGTACTTGCAGTAGTCGGCTATGAAGGTAATGCTGCCGCCCTGGGTAGCGGTTTTAGTGACGATGGGGAAGTAATCACTGTTCCACTCAATAACCCGGTAAGGAAAAACCATCCAGTAAATAATCACCAGCCCAAACATTACCCCCGAAGTAATCGTCAGGAAGGACAGGGTGTACATTAGTTTTTCAATTTTGTTCATGGCTGTCTGATGAAAAAGTTAATAATTGCTCCCAGAAACCCAGTCACAACCAGCATAATCAGGCCAAAAAAGCCGTTGCGGATAGGCGAAAAGGACTCGTTGAATTCCCGCCGGGTCAGGAAATTTTCTTTGATGTATTTTATATCCTCTTTTACCTCATCAACATCAGTCCTAATATATTCAATTTTTAAATCAATTGTATTAGATTTTTTCATCGTAGAATTTTTTATTATTGTTATTTTTGTGAATTCTGTTTCAATAATCCTGTTCCGTAAGGTGCAAGCATCTGCATTAAAGATTTAGTACCGTATTTTAACCCCGTACCAGCGGCTTGAGTTCCCCGTTTTAATCCCTGTGCTGCTGCTGTTCCCACCGCGGTAGTAAACGGAGCTTTCGCTGCTGCTACTCCCAACATAGCTCCGGGAAGACCACCGGTAACTGCCCCGACTCCTCCGCCGATAACTAAAGGAATAATATCTCCGCGGGTAATCCAGGCTCCAGCCGCCTTACTGGAAGCTGCATCATATAACCGGATAAAGAAATTTTCCGCATTTATAAGTTCGGGAAGTTCCGATGCATACCGGAGAATTTCTGGGTCACTGGACAACTTATTCCTGATGACATTTGCCAGTTCCGCGTTTACTTTTTTAGTAATGGAACTGACATCTACGGTTGCCATGCCCTTACCTAATTTATCGGCACTCCGGCGCAATTTTAATATGGCTTTCCATCCTCCGGAAGTCACATTTTTAAGTTGCAGGGCCAAAATATCCTGCAGTTCCTTTCCGATGGCGTCAATCTGGGAAACTTTAGTAATCCCGCCTTCCTTGATAACGTTGTTTCTGGTTTCCTCAATTGATTCATAAAGGAAATTTTTCGTATTTGTTATCAGTTCCCGGCCCGCCTGAATCGGTTTGGTCGGGATTTTTCCCAAGGCTGACTGTACCTGGCTTTCTATAGTGCCGGGCATACCACTTAACTCATGTTTAGCTTTTGCTGCAATGGTTTTAGCTTTACCCATAATGCCCCGTTCCACTACTTCTTCCTGTAATTCCTTACCGGTTCCGGAAATGCTCCGTTTTACGGCAATTTCGCCTGCTTCACCGGCTTCCGGTAAGGCGGTTTTAACCAATAATTCCGGCAGTTTTTTCCCGAAGACTCTTTGCAGAGGTGCCAGAATTTTTCCGCCTAATTTTAAAAGCGGTCCGGCTACTGCTTCACTGGTTGCCGAAAGGGCAGTTTGGGTTCCGGCTTCCGTAAGTTGTTGCTGGGGAGTTTGCTGCTGCCGGTTTAAAAGGTCTTCCGCCAAATTTTCAACCGCAAATCCGGCTGCGGTCCCACCGCCTGCACCGAGTATTGATAAAGGGGTTGGAATGCCGCCGCTTGGTAGACTACCGATCAATCCGCCGCCGATGCCGCCGATAAGAGGTAATGCTCCGCCTAAAAATCTGCCTTGTTTTTTCGGTTGAGAAAGGTCGGGAACTTCTGTTGGCTGGGAACCGCCCGTTCCGGCTGCCAGTTGATCCAGTCTGTTATATTTAGCCGGATTAAAATTTTCCTCCGGCATAGTACCGGATCTGCCAGTTTGTTTGTCAATAACCCGTATTCTTGCCATAGTTAATCAGGAATAAAACCGTCACTACCTAAACCAGGAACTTCAACTCCCGAAGCTCCTAAAAACGACCCCAAATCAAATTCCTGTCCTTCGGTAATTACACGGTTATACAGTTCTTCCAGCCGGGTAAGTTTCTGTTTTTTAAGGACATCTGAATCAAGCCATTTAGGTATGTATTCCTCATAAAAAGCCTGTTCGTCCAGATTTAAAGCCGCACCGGTTCTGGTTCTGACCAGAACATCATATGCTTCTTTGGCCGTACTGTTATATTCTCTGGCAGCCGGATTAACTGCATTAAGAAGCGGAACACCGGCATAGTAAACAGCTTTCGGATTTTTCTTTATCATATCCCGCAAATGGAGTACCGCTTTCTTTCCCGATTCAGCATTAATGGCCTCATTTACTTGACCTGCCGTCGGTTTCATGTAATTGGCAATTGCAAGCAATTGGCTTAAAGACGGCTGATTGCTACCGGTTGATTTTAAAGCCAGTTCCCGTTCCTTAAATTGCCGTTCAATTTCCTGCTGCCGCATCTGATTCATCAAATTTGCCCGTTCCGTCTGAGCACCTGCCGCAGACTCAAAAGCCTTCACCCCGCTACCGACAATGCCTTCCAGCCCGCCAAAAGCTCCCCCCAGTAAAAGATTCGCAGAAGACAACGGAGCGAAAGCCGCTGACCGGCGGGCGGAAGTAATAGCTTCCTGCTGAGTCGGAGACAACGGTACACCACTAGTTTGTTGCATCTGACTAATATCGGCTCTGGCTTGAGAAGGTGCATTCAGAAAACCCTGTTGTGCCTGTTCCCGCTGGGTAAACAAGGGATTACCCTGAAATTTCGTAATCAGGGCTTCCCGAAGTTTCTGTTCCAAATCAGGTAACTGTTCCCGGAAAGAAATGGCCTGATTAGATGCATTAAATACGTCTACTGAAGACGGTGTTCCGACCGGGTTAACTCCTGAAAAATCCATCGGTTTTACTGCCATAGGTTTATATTAACTTAACCCCCGTAAAAATTCATTTTCCAGTGTCATCCGCTGAGTTGCACTAAGACCGGGAATATCCCCGGCAAATTGCAGCCGTTCCAGTCCCCGCTGGTATTCGGTTTCCCGTTTCCGCTGGGCAATATCGGTTTCCAGAGATGTTGTCCGTTCCGCTTCCAGCAATCGTTTCTGCCGGGCTTCCTGAAGAGCCAGATCCTCCTGTGTCCGCAGGTTGGTACGTCCGGTAGAAACCAGATTCCGACCCAGACTCGTCTGGATGTCTTCCTGTGTCTGCAACCCGCCTACTTCCTTCAGACCGGTTTCCCTGGCCCTTTTACCGCTGAAGAAAAGACCGGAACCGGCAAACCCCTCTTCACTGGATCTGATGGCTTCCTGCGTTGCCAGACGTTCCCGTTCCGATAATTTAGTAGCGTCGGCATTCAATTCCCCGACCGTCCGGGTCATATCCTCCAGGCTTCGAGTGCTGGACCGCCGGATACCGGTCATGAATTCATTCAGTGTTGCGTCATAATAAGGATTCAGGCGTTCCTCAGCCGATGCCCGTGCCTGAGCTTCATCAAAGGCAAACGGATTGTTTTTATCAAATTCCTCTAGCCGCGCCCGCCACTTGTCCAGTGCCCGACTGACCGGATCAACAATACTAGAAACAATGGAGTCAACAAAACTTCCGGAATCAACCATTCCCGTACCGGCTCCGGAAAAATCAAATCCGCCGCCACCTCCACCTCCACCTCCGCCTTCACCTCCGGACGGCGTTCTGTCAGGAAGCGAAGCTGTCGGAGGAAGCTGGGCTGACGGATAAGGTAATGCCTGGGTACCGGACGGTGCGGTAAATCGGGAATAAACATCCGGAATCGGAGAAACTACGTTAGTCGGCGGTTGGGAACGCGGAGTAAAGATATTACCGACAAAACTTTTAATGCCGCCAGCGGTGTTTTTTAACCAGTCCCACATACTTGATTTTGATTATATCATTTACTCCAGTTCGGTACAGCCCGGTTATAAAAAATAATATAGCGATAGTTGTAAGTTGTTGTTCCCGGTGCCTGATCTCCGCCGTAACGCACTTTCAGCTGGGAAGAAGTAACATACGGTACAATTGAAACGTCTCCCCCTATAGGATATACGAAAGGAGCTAAAAAGTATTCCCCGGCAGATCCAAAACTGGATGATACTTCGGTAAAGAAAAAAAATGCCGGGCGGTATCCCAAACCATGATCAATAGTAATGGTAGTCGGGTTCGGAAAAGTCACCGAGGCTACCCCGGCTCCCCGTTTAAATACCTTCAGGGTATCAAATTCGGAACTGTAAGCCAGCTGGTAAGGCATAGCTTCCAGTACATTAATTCCCTCTTCCGATACTTTTACTCCGTAGTTACTCATGCGTCCACCCGATTGGCAAAAACATAATACCGGATCTGTGCCGTATATCCGCTGCTCCCGTTTGGTGTAGCCCCGAATTTCAACTGACTGGCACTGGCTTCTGCCGTACAGTCTTCCCCGGCTCCGCTGAACAAATCGGCGGAAAAAGCCGGATAGGAAACCGTTAAGTCCCCGCTTAACTGAAAAAAGGCGATAACTGCCGGAGTAAATCCGAAGTTATGTTCTATCGTAGCATATTGCTGTGCTCCGGATGCCGGAACGCTGATTACGGCATCCCCCTGTTTAAGGATCTTGAATGCTACCCGGCTGGAATTGAAAATCTGCTGTAATCCGGTAGCATTTAAAACATTAACATTGTTTTTGGAAATTTTAATCCCGTAGTTTCCCATATTACTGAATACTGATCGGGTCTTCCAATACGTTATAAAAAACTGCCCGGACACCTGAACTTGCCCAATCCCGGATGCTTACTTCATAGGTAGTGGTTTTGGAACTTAACGATGCTACCGTTCGGGAAGCCGTAGAAAGCAGTTTATGGTTAGCCGTAATTTTGCTTTCGGCAAAACACAGAAATACCGGATAATATTTCAACCCGTGAACAATGGTAACGGTTCCGCCCGACGGAATCTGTTTAATTCCCTTGTATAAACTTTTAAACAGTTCGTACTTACTGGTAAAATTAAGTTTAGAAACATCGGTTGCGGTTAATACATTAATAAATTCCTTACTGGCTTTAATGCCGTAGTCCGCCATCAGAATCCTCCTACCTGTTTACCGATCAGTACCCGCGGAGTTCCGCCCTGATCCCGAATCAATAACCGTTCCTCATTAAAATCTAACTCCAATGCTCCGCTAGCGGATCTGATAATATTCGTATTGCCGGAAATTTCCATAATGGAATTGCCCTGGTCATCCCGGATAACCAGACCGACATTTCCGTTAGATAACTTACCGAATTCTACCCTGTTAATATTACCGTCGGATAAGGTAAAACTGTTATTTTCCAGATCAATCTGCATCTGCCGGTTTAAGGAAGAAATAACATCCCCTTTTACCTGGGAACCGCTGATCTGCTCATAAGACACGCTGGATTCAATTCCGACCTGCTCCGTATAATCGGCTTCCAGAGGACGCAGTAAAAAATCATTGAATCCGATCTCCGTGTAATCCATTATGGGTTCCTGGTTTCCTCGGCCTTATAAAAAGTGGTGATTTTTTCAACCAGCTGTTTAGATTCAACCAGATCGTTTTTCTCCAGCCGGTACTGGATACCGCAGGCCTTATTATGGCGGTAAGGGATAATCAGTTCAGTCTTGTCATTACTAATTTCCCCTACTCCCTGCCACTCTTCATCTGAAGAAAACGGCGCATTCCATAACTTATACCGCACCCGGACACCTTTGGCTTCCCTGGCAATTACCTGCACCTTCCGAAAAGTATTCAGAATTTCCGACCCGCTCGGATAAATCACCTGCGTTTCCATGAACCAGGGAACAGTGGCACCGTCATCATTATTGCCGTCCGGCGTTTTAAAAACCTGGGCGCTGTCATCTGCAATATAGGTATTTTCCACATTGGACTCCCGGAACAAAGTGGAACATTTTATAACATTTCCGATCTTTCCCGGACTCCAGATATTACTGTCCAGATCAAGTTCAATTACACAGTTTGATACGGAAATATTACAGTCTGAATTAGTTACGTCACCGACATAAGCCCGGTAAATATTACCCTCCCGCCATGCCACTATATTGTCGTAATTGGCAGAGGTAATTCCGTCTATATAATCCTGTATCGGGTTGGACACCCGTTTGGCCGAAACCGAATCCGTTACGTAAAAACCGGTCCGTTCCTTATTCGATCCGTGGAAATATACAATTAAACCTTTATCCTTAAACGGTACAACTGACCGGCCGGAGGAAGTACCGACTCCCCGGATCTCCGACAGGGAAGTCCGGTTGAAACTACTCAGGCTATTCTGTTTAAATAAAACTAACCGGCTGTTAATGACTTCCGCCCATTTCAGAATATCTCCGTCATCGGTATTTACATCATACAGATTATCTCCGGCCAGGAACTTACTATTAGTAGCAGTATAATTAAGCGGTGCAGTCAGACTGAGGCGGTAATCACTGATGCCGCCTTCCACAATATATTCACCGGCATTGGTTCCGTCCTCAATAATGAACGGGTCGCCCACATTTATTCCATGGGTTTTAAATCCGGCTGTTGTTGAAGTTACTTCCTTTGAACCTTTGACTTGAGACAGGTTGGTTCCGTAAACAATACCCCATTCAATCGTATTGTTTTTAGGCAGATCCGATTCCAAAAATTTGGAATAACGTTTAACGCCGTTTATGGTCGGCGCCAGAAGATACATCTTTGCCAAGTAATCCCGGAACAAAATCCCCACCGGACAGGTATAAACATGCTGTTTGGACCAGACTGAACCGTTATACGTCCGAACCCCATCCGTTCCGTTGGTAAAAAATACAGAATTCAGGAATACTTCCATTTCCGCATCCGTATCGGCAGTCAGGTTCTGGGAAAATCCCAGACCGGTAACTACGTTAACAATATCATTACCATAAACCGCCAACAGCTGGTTAACGCTGTTATCCGCCTTATTGTAACCGCAGAGTCCGGATACCTTTGCCATATTATGCTGTTGTAGTCGTTGATGTACTGCTACTGGTGGACGTACTGGTGGAAGTGGTTGTCGTAGTAGTGGATGTACTGGTGGAGGTAGTCGTCGTTGAAGTCAAATCATTGCCGGACTGGGAATAACCGCCACGGATACCGACACCGCCGATATTCTTAAACCGGGCATTCTGGGCATCCTTCAGTTCATTGGTTTTCTGAAGAAAACGGGTAGTGGTCGATTGCACGGCACCACTGAAATCAGATAACTGATGAGTTCGTTCTCCCTCGTCAGGCATAATTTATTATCTCCTGGGAAAATCAAAATACTTTTCCCGTAAACTGTCGTTACCTAAACCATGAGAAGTATCCTGCATCAACTCCTTGATGGCTTTCCGGCCCCGCCAGACTTTCCAGGACCGCGGTTGACCCTGCGGATGCAGGTAGGAATTCTGCATCCGTTCCAGAAGCTGAATGCCGGTCGGCCGGATTACGATACGGGAACTTAAATTGCCTTGCCCGGATTTGCCGAAGAAAAGGTTCTCGTACAGCGTTGCTTTGGTTTCATTGCCCTTAATCCGTTCACACTGGCTCATAGCATATAATTCCAGAATGGACGGAATGGGAATTGGTGTTTCATCAGCTACGTCATCCAGCGTCGTCATTATCTTATAGTAATTAGGATAAAGCGTTCCATTGGCATTTTCCGGCACCGGGTCAACCTGAATATAACCATTATCGGAACTGCTGTCCGGCGGTAACAGCTTATAGACTTCAATCTGATCATCTTCATCCCGATCCTGATCCCGTACCCGATCGTCAAAAATTAGTGCATCCTCCGCCCGCAGATGACGCAGAATATCATCGGTTCCGTCATTAAAGTTATAGCGGACACTCTCCAGGAAGTTGAAATCCGTATATGAAGCCAGTGAATAAACACCCTCACCGGCAGTTACGGCAATTCCGTCTAACTGCTTAAAAGTGTCTACCAGCAGAAACCACCAGTCCTGCCGGACGCCCTTAATCAGATCTTGGGCAGTATCCAGAAACTGGATAATTTCCTCATCGGAAATAATTTTGCGTTCCGGGTCGTTTACATTTTTGCGGATACGCTCCACCATGTAACCAACCTGGTTTCTGGCAAATCCGGCTCCGGTCACTGTCGGGGAATATTCACTATAAATGGTTGAAGCACTATTTTTGAACCGGAAGCGGTAGGAATCCGTATTGCCGCCGTCATCGTCAATATACAGTGTTTCCCGCTTATCCCACTGGATATTGGAAGTGGAAATAAGTGACCAGCCACCGCCGGACGGCATTTTATAAATCTCTATCTGATCCCAAGGAGAACGGTAAACCGGGGTCGACTTGTTATGAGCAAACCGCAGGGCCGAAGAAATGTTAATAACCGTACTGCCGGTTAAACTGGCTACAGTCTGAAGTTCGGTTTTGTCTTCCGCCGGTTCCCCGACTACAGTAAAAAACGTCACTTCCCCACCGGCAAAACCGATGGCATTAATGACAGTAAGGGCAGTTCCTGAAGAATAATCAGCATCAAGATAAGTTTTTTCCTCTTTATGAAGATCCGGAGGAGGAATGCGTAAACGCCTCATAATTAGTTAAATCATAATGTAAATACTAATAAAGGTCAATTTTAATCGTCTGCCGTTCTACCGACTCTACAATCAGTTCAAACGGATAAATTGTCGTCGTCGTCGTACTGGTTGAAGAAGAACTGCTGGTTGAAGTCGTAACCGGCGGCAACGTAGTCGACGTACTGGTAGTCGTCATTGTAGTTGACGTTGAACTGGAAGTTGACGTTGTCGTACTGGTCGAAGTCGTTGTTGTTGTAGTACTGGTCGATGTCGATGTTGTTGTCGTTGTCGTAGTAGTACTGGTAGAAGTAGACGTACTGGTAGTTGTAGTAGTAGTACTGGTCGATGTAGACGTACTGGTTGTTGTTGTACTAGTTGACGTAGAAGTCGATGTAGTCGTCATTGTAGTTGACGTTGAAGTAGACGTACTGGTTGTAGTAGTCGTTGTACTAGTCGACGTAGATGTAGTTGTGGTCGTTGTCGACGTACTGGTAGACGTACTGGTTGAAGTAGTTGTCATCGTAGTTGATGTCGATGTACTAGTCGTTGTTGTTGTCGTTGACGTGCTGGTTGTCACCGAAACAGAAGTCGTCGTTGATGTAGAGGAACTGGTCGATGTTGTAGTTGTCGTAGTTGATGTACTAGTTGATGTAGTTGTCGTAGTCGTACTGGTAGAAGTACTGGTTGATGTTGTAGTTGTAGTTGTACTGGTAGAAGTCGAAGTAGATGTCGTTGTAGTCGTCGTTGACGTACTGGTACTTGTCGATGTAGTTGTGGTTGTAGTTGAAGTGCTGGTTGATGTACTAGTTGATGTAGTTGTGGTTGTAGTTGAAGTAGATGTTGACGTTGTTGTAGTATCCTCTGTCTGTAATTCAATCCGCCGTACTCCCATATATGTTGTGTCACCATAATTGTCCGCAAACTTAAAGGCATAGTAACGGTACGCGGTAGAATTAGTTACCGTTATATATTTAGGATCGGCCTGATCTGCTGATACGTGAATGTCAAAAGTTGACTGGGCAGTAGTAATTTGTGTCCACCCAGTATCGGTGCTATAGGTTAATTCTAAAAATGAGGACTCGGTATTTGATCCCCAAAAAGTAAAATTCTCAACACCAGCGGTATAATATCCGCCTCCCGTATTGGTATGAGCGTTTTCATAGTAAATCCTTGTAATAACAATACCGCTGCCTAAATCAATATGAAACCGTTGATTTGTAACAACGAAGTTTCCCGCTATCCACTGGTTATAAAGCCACGAACCGGTTAAAGAATGAGCCGGATCTGTTGTATCATGGGCATCACAATAATCCGGCGCATTAATAGTAGTCGCTTTAACATATGTAGTTGACTGTGCCGGAGGATACTGAGATGTATATGCCATATTTTTATATTACTGCTTTATATTCTCCACATAAAACGGCAAAGGAATAGTAGTTGTTGTCGTCGTACTGGTTGACGTTGAACTTGACGTTGACGTTGAAGTAGTTAAAGACTGAGTAGTAGACGTACTGGTTGTAGTAGAACTACTAGTTGAAGTAGTCGTTGTCGTAGTACTAGTTGTTGTAGTTGTTGTAGAAGTACTTGTTGTAGTAGTCGTTGTTGAGGTACTAGTACTAGTTGTTGTTGATGTTGACGAACTAGTAGAAGTAGATGTAGTAGTGCCGTCACAAAATGCTACATCAGTACTAAATGTCGGAGGAGAGACCGATGAATTTAAATCATTATTATTGGAAGTTGAATCTAAAGCATCATTATCAAACTTCCAGTAAGCAACTAGCCCTGCCTCATTTCCTGCCAGTTCCCGCGCTCGGTTAGTTGCAATTTCAGTACTTGTCCGGACATCATTCCACATCCGGACATCATCAAGTCGCCCATCCCAGAAATTTACAACAAATCCCAATGCATCTTTCTGCGCTCCGACCAAAATAGCACTTGAACTGTTAACAATTGCAGCGATATTGTTAGTAAAATCTCCGGTTCCGTTACCTTGCGAAACTCCGTCTACAAAAAATTCAAATGTAGTAGCACTGGGATTTCCGACATCACAGGTAACTGCATAGTGATACCACTGATCAACACTCGGAGTAACTACAACATAGTACTGATCCCGTGATGACTCATCAGCAATACCACATACTTCAGCTGTTAACCGATATTGTCCGCCAATATTTGCAATTGTAAAACCATATGCAACATCAACTGTTGCTTGCTTCTGAGCAATAAATACACGCCGCTCACCATCTGCCAGCAACGACTCATATTTTACCCACGTTTCAAACGTGAAAGTTGTTGTAAATGTCAAACCGGTCTGACTTGCATCGGCAATTCCGAACTGCTGTGAATTACCAGACTCAAAATCCGCAGCGTAAGTATTTAAACAGGGAGCCACTGTTGTTGTAGTGCTCGTTGAAGTAGTTGTTGAACTGGACGTAGACGTAGTAGTCGTAGTTGTAGATGTACTAGTACTAGTAGACGTTGTCGTCGTTGTCGTTGATGTACTAGTACTAGTAGACGTAGTAGTCGTAGTTGTACTAGTCGATGTTGTCGTACTAGTTGAAGTACTGGTAGTTGTTGTAGTTGTACTGGTAGAAGTACTGGTAGACGTTGAAGTCGTCGTTGTTGTTGTACTAGTTGATGTTGAAGTAGTTGTTGTTGTTGTCGACGTGCTGGTTGTCAACGAAACGGAAGTTGTTGTTGATGTAGAGGAACTAGTTGACGTACTGGTAGTTGTAGTTGTACTAGAAGTTGAAGTACTGGTTGTAGTCGTAGTTGTTGATGTACTGGTCGATGTACTGGTTGTAGTCGTAGTTGTTGACGTACTGGTACTAGTTGAAGTAGTAGTCGTTGTAGTTGATGTACTGGTTGATGTACTGGTAGTAGTTGTAGTCGTCGAAGTTGATGTAGACGTACTAGTAGTAGTTGTTGTCGTTGTACTAGTTGAAGTACTAGTTGATGTTGTTGTCGTTGTAGTAGACGTACTAGTACTGGTAGATGTTGTAGTAGTCGTTGTCGACGTACTAGTACTGGTAGATGTAGTTGTTGTAGTTGTACTGGTAGAAGTACTAGTCGACGTAGTTGTAGTTGTAGTTGAAGTACTGGATGATGTACTGGTTGAAGTAGTCGTTGTTGTAGTTGATGTACTAGTCGTTGTAGTTGTTGTACTGGTTGATGTACTGGTAGTTGTAGTAGTTGTGCTGGTCGATGTAGAAGTAGAAGTTGAAGTAGTAGTTCCT